TATCTCTTCTTTTAAACTTTTAACTATATTAGTTGTAGAAGATCCCTCTGCATATCCAGCTAGTTTCTTTGCAGTTGCTACATCACCATTTGCTTCATCAAATAGCACCTCTAGAAACTTTAACTGGTTCTCTGTATATTGTCTAGCCATTTAGCGTTCCTGTTTTCATAATGTTACTTAATCTTAATGCTCTACCTTTTACCTGATCTGCCCACTTAGAATCTAACATCTCTATAGCAGCAGTGCCATAGTCACCTTTATATATTGCTGCCCACATTTTTTTAAATCTATTTAAACGTGGCATACCTAAATTAAATGCCATGTTTATACACACCATCTGTCTAGCTTCATCTAGTTCTTCTACACATGGGTGTGCTCTGCATAATTCCTTTTCAACTATAGCTATGTCATTTCTTAGAAGGTATCTAGCTCCATACAATGTAAGACCATTCATATATACATCTTGCAAAGATGTGTAACCTAGATGTTGAAGCTCTTCATCTGTTAAGCCTCTGTCCTCTAAGTTTCTGCCCACTCCAATTGTATCTATATCAAGTGAATCAGTATAGACTTGTAGCTCCATACCCTCATCAGCTATCAACATCTCTACAAGTTTGTGTGAATCATACTTCATCTATTTCTTCTTTGGCATTGCAAAACCAAAGTATGCACCAACAAGTGCAGACAATGATCCGTACATCATCATAAGAATACTGTCAGCCTCTGCAAATCTAGTAGGCCATATTAGTACAGCAGTTGTAGCTATCAGCATTGTGCCTAGTGCAGTCCATGCCATATAACGTCTGTTAGATTGATATGCAACTTTGTCTACTATTACGTTTTCTTCTGCCATGTTTATCTCTCCTATTTTTTAAATAGTTTAGTAGCACTGCGTACCCCAAACGATGCAGCTACAATTACTGAAAGAGCATACTTGTACCAATCAGGCATCAACTGCAATTGTGCAAAACCAATTTGTACTATGTCTTCACAACCGGGAACAAACGCCAGTACCAAAGGTATCGAAAACAAAATCGTAAGCCATTCATCTTTCCAACTACCCTCACTCGCTTTAGCCTGTGCTATATCCCAATCTATCTCACCTGTAGCCTGTCTTTCTTTTATCTTAGCTTCAGATTTAATAGTAACAATCTTAGCTTCTGTCTTAGCTTTCTTTTCAGCCACATGACCATCTAACCATGTACCAGCTAGATTAGCTACTGGTCCTATCAAAGATCCTAAACCAAACATCACACTCTCCTAAACCTTGCAGTCTTCTTTGCTATACCTTTTGGTTGTTTAGCGTGTTGTTTTTTACTTTTACGTTTAGCTCTAGTTGTAGCTGCATACTCACTTGGTGTCAAGGATTTTATTGCAGCAGTAGGTAAATATCTTTCTCCTGTTGCTTTTGGTCCTTGTGTAGATGGCTTACCTGATTTGGTTCGCCACTTTTGTCTACCCCAAGCTGATAGGCTTTCCTGTCGTTTAGTCTTCGCCATTAGATTCTTCTTTACAATGACAGTCGCATTTGCAAACACTAGGATCACAATTACATTCTACACAACTGTCACATTTACATGTATTGTCTTCCATCATCCAAATACTCTCCTGTCCACATCCACATCTTGAATCCAAAACAGATTTAGCCATATCAACTTTTGTAACCTCCACCTTTTGCTTTATATTGCTTTGCTAACATTTGAGCCTTTCTTGCTGACCACTGCCCCGGAGCACCGCCTTTTCCACTAGCCTTAATACGATTAAATAAATTCTTACGCATACCCGGCTGAGTGTAGTTACCTGATTTATTTACGGTGCTCCCACCTGCTTTTAGTTTAAGCGCACTAAGTTGCTTAGACTGCTTCTTATGTGCAGCACTAGCTTTCGCTAACTTACTTGCTACTTTTTTTACTACTCTTTTTACTTTTGTTTGTTTTGCCATTTGAATACAGATTGTTAAAAGTTACAGATGGGTCTAAGTAAGACTCATGTCCTTCTGCTGAATGTGACCACTGTGAGGGTGTAAAGTCTGGTGCACCCTCTCCAGTGCGCCATAAAGCAGGACTCGTAGCCCTGACCCTATTATTAGGTAATGCTACAAAGTTGCCTGTCCAGCTACCAGCATCTGTTAAATATATTACGTGTGATTGCTTATGCTGTGCAGGATCATCTGCAATATCATTACCTGTATAGTCCACGGTAAATAAATATTTACCTGTGTAGAAATCACCTCCTATTTTACATAACCAAGGTGATGAACTTACTCTGTCTAATACGACTGTGCTATGATCACGTGACTCACAATCCCAAGGTTGACATAAGTGGTCTTCCATTGGTTCAGGCCATTCGTCTAAAGGTATGTCAGCTACCAATGCTTGTATTGGCATTCTAGCCCACATTGCTCCACCATGCACGTTTTCTGTAGGTCCATCTTCCCTATCTATTTCACATCCTGTAAATACAATATGAAAGCTAAGTGATCTATCTGGTATTGTATTTACTGCGAATGCCATCGCATGAAGAAAGTCACCGTGATAATTCTGATGGTTACTAGTAAACTCTCTTCTAACCCAACAATTAAAGTGGGGTACGTTACTAATTAGATTGGGCATTACCTACGTCTGGCAGCTCCACCTTTAGACATTTTTTTAGTTTTCTTGGACATACCACCATACATCATTTTTTTGGTAGCACCTCCTTTAGACATTTTCTTTGTTTTCTTTTTATGCATAGGCATGGTTATGTTCTCCTTTTTTTGTTTGCCGATTTAAGTTGCTCCTTCGCCCTCTTAGCTATTGCAACAACCTCGTTCTTTCCCATAACTTTAGCACGTTGTTCCATAACTGTCAAGATCTGTATTTTACGTGCGTATGGTTTTTTTAGTTTCTTTACTTTTGCTACTGTTTTCCTAGCATCAGCAGGTGTAGCAAACTTTATGCTTACAGTGTCCTTTGGGTTTTCATCTGTGTACAGTCTACGTCCACTACCCTTTGGCTTTTTACCTGTGCCCTTTTTAGGATCTTTTGCTTTTGACATTTTTTACAATATTAGCATATGCTTCTCTACCTTTCGGTCCAGACTTTCTCAATGCTCTAAGACCGGGATTATCTGTAACAGATCCACCTGCAACATACATATGCTGTTTTTTATTAGCCATACCACCATATGCCATTTTAGGTTTTGTTATAGCACCACCTGAGTATCTTCCTAGATTGCGTCTTCTACTTGCAGCTTCTCTTCTTCTGTCTCTTGCTATTCTTTGTCGAACCTCTGCATTTCTTGCTAACGCATCTAGTCGTTCACGTGTAGTACGGCCTGTAAATTCACCTGTCTCTGGATCACCCATGTCATCTGCACGTGTTCGCTTTGGTTGTATTGGTTCTAGTGCTAGTGCCTCTGCTTTAGTTTTCTTTTTCTTAGAACCTCCGGGTGTTCTGCCTTTTGCACTATCTGTTGTTGCTTTAGGTGCTTCTTTTCTTCTATTGCCAGTTCCCTGACCTGCTCTTATTAATCTTTGTGCTTCATACCTTGCATCTGATTTTAACCATCGCTTTTCAGCATCTGTTAAAGGTGGTCCACCCTCTTCTTTAGCTTTACGCTTCTTTATCATTAAATCTACATATTTTTTTACTCTATCTTTTTGTGCTTTAGTTTGAAGTGCTTTATATGCTGGTAAATCACTAGCTGCTGTAATCTTACCTAATTGTCCTTTAGCTACAGCCTCATCTGCAATCTTAGCATCACTAGCTTCTCTCATAGGTTCTGCATCTTTTGCTCTTGGATTTTTTGCACCCTTACCCGGTGCTGATCTAGCACCTGCACCCACTATACCTCTTTGTGTAGATGCTTTTGTTTTAGGCTTCTTCTTATCTGCTCTAGCTTTAGCTTTAGCTTCTTTTAACTTTTCCATAGCTTTTCTAGCTTCTAGTGTGCCTTTTGTAGAAGCAGGTTTTGATCTAATCTCTTTTATAAGTGCATCTAATTCAGCATCCGTTTTATCTGCTAAATTTTTAGGTATCGTTATTTTTGCAGGGCGTTTCTTTTTTTCCATCTTACCTGCACCACTACGTCCTGCTGCTTTACCTACTCTTCTTCCTATTATTGACATTTTAACATTTCCACTTCCTTAGAGCTTTGTTGATCCTTGAGTTTGGATCATTTCTAGTTTTTGCACTTGTAAGTCTTTTCTTCATGCCACCCATTCTAGCGCAGAAAGACTTACGCCTATTAGCAGCTTTTGATCCTTTTTTAACTTTGCCAGTTACAGGTGCTTTTAGATTATGTCCTGCACGTTTAGCTTTTGCT